TGTTCAAATAGTTTAAGATGTCTTTAGGTGGTGGATAAACTGACGATCCTATACCGATCATGCCGACAATTCTATCTTCATATCTAATCAACCAATCAATTCTTCTGCCAACAGATTTAGAAGAAGGCACATATGAATGGTGTCTTTCAATAATATTTTTCACCACTTCTTTTTGATCAACATTACAAACCAACTCAAACATTTCATACACCCTGTATGAACCTTTCCCAGGCAATAAAGTCTCTAAGCTGAAAGGTACGACTGTTTAATTCTTTAAGTATAGAGGTGCAAACATCAACTATTTCATCATGCATAATTTTTTGCGCCACATATTTGTTTATGTCTTCATCACTCTCTAGATATGTATTGATCTCGGACTTGAGTACATATGGAAAAGGTTCCCATCCGTATTTCTTCAGACCATCATCATCTAATTTGCCTGTGTAATATTCCCATTTAAGTTTCTTCATTTTGTTATACTTGAATTCAGCTTGTTTCGCCAACAAACGATGTTGCGAAAGTATATTCAAATACTTACTGTGTAATTTGGGAATGTCTAGAAGTGCCTTACCTGGTTCGGTACGGTCAATGTCGGCGTCTTTACGCCATTCTTCCAATAGTTCTTCCAGTTGTTTCATAATTAAATCACCTCCAAATAGTGATGTTACACTATTTGGCAATAAAAGTCAAGCGTTTTTAAAACATTTTTTCAACATCAAAATAACTATACCTGAATGTTGCATCGGCAGTCATAATCGATTCCGGTGTATCCGCGGCATTCATAATGAATGTTGAAAGTGTAGTAGGAAAAACTTCGTAGAACTTGAAACGGTAATATGGTTTGTTTGAAGAAGAAAAAATTGTTATTGCCGCATCAGAGTATTGCGGTTGTAAACCTGATCTTGCATTGGCAACTCTATTCAATTGGCCTAGTTTTCGGTATTCTTCAAATTCTTTAGGAAAAGTCATGGCACGAATCCAGTTGTGAATTTCCAACCATGCTGTAAGTTCTTCATCAACAAGAAAGGTGACATTTAATAAATCATATATTGCTTTTTCACCAGGTGCGTAAATGTCAACAAATGGGTTATTGATGGGTACTTCAGACAAAGAAATTCCAGGAACACTTACCGATTGGCAAAAATATTGCACATTTGGTGTCCTAGAAAAATTCAACTGAAATTTATTCGGTTGAAGAAGATTGGGATTTGAAGGATTTCTATTAAGTGCAGTCATGTAGTATTCTTAATATGTAAACCAATATCAATAATTTGCTCGTTTTCGATCATCTTAATTATACGATTTGTCAAGCTTATTTCTTGTTGTATAAACGTCATTTTAAGTTGAAGTTCTTTCAGTTGATGATTATAGAACTCCAATTCTTTTAATTTTCTTACTCGGATATCAAGTAAGTCTGACATTAAAATGATATCACTCATATCCATATTTATATGAAAAAAAAGACCCACCTTTTGGGCGGGTCTTTTAAATGTCACTCTTAGTGGTGACTTATATCATTACATCAGATTAGAAATCTTAAATGCACGATAGTAGAAGTTGCTGTTCACATTGATCGAACCAGCGCCAGCAGTAGTACCTTCGGCGAATGGGTTTGCGACTAAGCCGTAGCGAGTCTTGAAACCAATCTTCGGTTGGAAAGTACCTGTGTCAACTGCACGAACCATTTGCAACGGAACATATGGGCAGTAGAACAGACCAGCGTCATAAGCATTAGAACCCTTATAACCAACAACTGCAAACTCAGAAGCAGAAGATGTTGGAGCATACGGATCAATGTAAACTTTGATGCGACCAAACATTGTACCGGCAAAAGTATTGCCTGTATCGTCAACGGTCAAGTTAACATTGGAATTTAATGCAGAGCTATAGTCGAGAATACCTGCCATAGCCAGAGCAGAAGCAACATCAGACGAACAAATCATGATGTTACCTTTGCCACGGCGAGTTGTCTTGGCAATAGTATTGGCCTCACGCTCGATTTGGAAAGCAAGACCTTTAACTTTTTCAACCATCCAACGACCGTTAGAGTCTGTGTCAAGGTTGAAAGTACCAGTGGTAGTTGTACCAACCTGAGCACCAACTTTAGCAGATGCATAGATTGTACGAACAACTTCACGGTTAATCTCAGCAAGAATTTCGGAAGACAGAATGTTTGCCAATTCTGTTTCAGCGTCAAGACCATGAACTGCTTTCAAGTCTTGTGCGAGTTCCATAGAGTATTCTGCCTTGAGAGCACGGCTACGAGCAGTAACAGTTACTTTCTCAATCGAGAATGCCATTTCTTGGAATGTATTGTTAACAATACCGCCTTCAGCTTGTGCTGTAGACATGGAAGTATTCGACAGATCAGCAAATACAGAGTTAGCAAAAACATTGCCAGAAGCTTGTGTGTCGCTCTGGAGAGAAATGGAGTTTTGTGTGCCATTAACACCAGAGAAAGAAGTATTGGCTTCATTGTAGAAGGCTTCTGTACCAGATTGTGTTGCATAGCGCGAACGCATTGCAAAAATCAGACCGGTAGGACCTGTCATTGGTTGAACGCCAGCGATGTCATACGCAATCAGATTCGGCAGGGACCGGCGAACTAAAGAAATCAGGATCGGGTCAAAGCCAGCGGTTGGACTAGAAGAACCACCACCAAAGCCGCCTGTACCAGCGTCATTAGTCGGCGAGGTCTCGTTCAGGATACCGGCAGACTTACGCATTTCTTGAGATTGGTTTTCAAGAATAACGGCAGTAACAGCCTTACGATAAGGGTCGGTGATTTTCGGCAGGTCTGGGTGATCCAGAACACCTTCCCATTTCTTTTGAATAGATTCGGACAAATACATGTTGATTTTCTCCTAAGAGTTGATAATTATTTTTTGGTTTTCGAAATTGCTTGAGAAACGGCAGCAACCCAAGGATCAGTAATGACCTTTTGTTCTGACGCTTCTTCTACCTGTTCATGCAAGTCTTTTTCTTCGGCCTTTTTAACGCCAGAAGGGAAGTAATTCTCACGAATTGTTTCAAGCTTTTCTTTGTATTCGTCCTCTGTGGAGAATTCTACGCTCTCTGCAAGCGATTTGATTTTTTCAGCTTGAGTAACTGTGAGTCCTTCGCAGACTTCACGGGTCAGTTCATTTTTGCGAGATTCTACGAGTGCCTTAGCATAAGACATACCACGCTCGATTTCCTCATTGAGTTTGCCTTCAAGTTCTTCAACTTTACCGGCTAATTCATCAACAAGGTTAACCTTCTCGGAAGGAACATCGATGTAGTGTTCTGCAAACAGGTTACGCAGACCAGCAATAAATTCTTCTGTCAGTTCTGAACGGAGACCAGATTCGATAGCGATTTGGTTTTGTTCCATCCATTGTTCAACAACATAGTTGAGAAAGTCATCAACTTTGTTTGTCAAATCTGACTTGATTAATTCTACCGCCTCTTCTAATTGAGATGCATATTGGGTCTCAATTTGTTCTTCGATTTGAGCAACACGGTCCATAACCCGGGCTTCAAAAATCGTGGCGACTTTAGATTTGAATTCTTCAGAAATAGTAGAATCATCGGCGAACAAGGCGTTGATGTCCTCAGAAAGGTCTAATTTCTGTTCTTCAACTTGCTCTTCTTCGGCAATAACTTCTTCTTTTTTCTGCTCTTCCTCGGCAACTTTTTTCATAGTGCCTGTGTCAGCAGAAGCGTCTGAAGGTTTTGTCGTTGGCGCAGTTGCTTTCTTAGCGGCTTTAGTACCATCAACCTTGGAAGAATCGTCTTCTGGTTTCCAATTTTGTGGTGTTGGGCCGCCGGCATCTACAACTTCACCGTCTAGTTTCTGTGGAGGCATAGCTGGCGCGGACTTCTTGCTACCTGAAAGAATTTCTGCTGCGGCTTCCATGAGTTTATTTGTTGCCATTAGGAATCTCCTTATGATTTCTTATTTATAAAATTAAAGTTTTCGTAGGTAATTTTCGAATAGTTTAAGAGCAGTTTCTTCAATTTTACTCTTAGAAACTCTCTGAATTGTTTTCTTGGCATGGTTAAAGTCTGCTTCAACCCATTTACCACCAACCATCATCCATTCTTTGTTTTCCATAATGCCTTGAACAAAGGCACCTGGCGCAGATGGATCCGCAACAATGTCTGCTGCGGTAGCAAGTTTCAAATCGTCTTGGACCAGATTATAACCTTCTCTAGTTTGTACCAAAGATCCTAATGCTCTGGATGAAACACCAACTTGAATGTCATTGTTGATAAAATTCTCAACAATTTGACCATATGGTGTACCAAGAATAAGTGCTTTACCGTAAAATGTATTGCCGTCTTCTTCCAGAGATACAATCTTATGAGATACACGCTCAAGATTAATTGATGGTGTGTCTGGATGACCTAATTCACCCAAAGCTCGATTTGACTTGATAAATTCTTCTGTATATCTGGAAACTTCATTTCGAAGTGTGTCCATTTTATACATGCGATTATTTTTGTTGACTTCATCACCAACTAAAAATGTTCCTTCAATGTAAAGTTTTTTCTTACCGTCTTCTGTTTTCTCGGTAAGATATTTTACATTTTCAACTGTTTCTGTAATAAGTTTCATATTACACTCCTGTTAATGCAGGTGAATAATTGGCTTCTTTGTTTACTGTCAGAATCAATGTGCCACCTGTACCCGAATTTGTGAAAAATAAATTCGAAGTTTTTGTGTTTGAAACTGCAACATCAAACTGAGTAAGTTGCAAAGAATTTTCACCAAACAATTCTAACACTAAAACACCAGCTGCACTATCGCCTCGATACACACTCCATTTACCATCAGTAGATGTGTGAATACCAGTAATAGCTGCTGATGTAATAGTCTCATCAGAACCTGCTGATAAGTTAGAAAGTGTAATTGTAGTATTGGTGTTACCCGTAATACGAATTACCGACTTACTTCTTTTGTTATTAATAATTTCGTATGCCATTTTATCTTAGTCCCAGTGATGAACGCCTACGCATTGACATTTTCCTCTTCAACAATGAGCGGCGTAATTTAGCTCTTCTAGTTGTTTTCCATGACCGTTTTAACAAACGGGCTTTTCTCAATCTTTCCGTTGCAGGTATTCTTTTTACTGTATTACCTGAAATTCTATAACCTTTTACACCAGAACGTCTGCGGTTCTTTTGAACAACAATACGACCTTTGGCGTTTCTTCTAATTCTACGGCGAATCTTAGTGATTCGCCCCATTTTAATCAAGTTTCGGTTTACTTCATCAAGTTCCTCTACTTGTTCAAACATATCTGCTTCAACATAACGCTTTGCTTCTTCAAGGCGTTTTGCTGTAATGCGGTTTAGATTCTCAATAATTTTTTCTTTTGCTTCATCTAAACGATTACTTATAATAAGTTCTATGAAGCTCATTTCTTCGCTTTACTAAATGCAAATGCCGCAACTTTCTCAAAATGTGCAGGCGATTTGTGAATCATGTCTGCCAATTTTTTTTTGTTCTCATCATTTACTGCATTGTGAACTTGAGTAATTGCTGATGCAGTAAAATGATCTATTTTTTTGGATTGTCCGTTGCCAAATTTAACTGATTGCGCTTGTTTTCCGGCAACAATTTTATGAAGTTGATCCATAACATTTTCTTCAATTGGTTCAACTTTTTCGGTTTGTAATATATTTTCTACACCTGGTCCATAAGGAATAGACAACAACTTATCTAATTTTTGATTATGATATAAAGCAATTTTTGTTTTATTAGGATACATCCTAATTGCTTTTCTTTTAAAAATCAAAACAAACGGAGGATCATCTGGTAAATCTGGTGTTGCTTCGTTTAACTGCAAAACATCTTCAGTTTCTTCTCTAACAACTTGGCGTGTTTTTTGAAAAATTTGTTGATTGTTGGAAATCAAATCTACCATTTTATTAAAAAGATTTTGGATAATCATTCTATCGGCATTATTAAATACCGGTTTTTCTTCCTTCATCTTATCCAAGATACGATGAATTCGTGCCAGTTGTGCCTTATTGGCAAGTCCAGCACGAACAAGCATATCGAACTTAGAATA